GCTTTGTCGAGTTCAGCACTCTTCTTGTCCAATTCAGCCAGCTTTTGTGTAGTTTCTTGCAAGATAACGGCTTGATTGTCCTTGTCGTTCTCGCTCCAATCAGTGGCGCCCACTGTCCAAACTGGGTCTTTAAAGCTGTCAGATGGTCTTTCGGCGTGGACTTGCCATGGGAGCGCCACACTTGCTTCATCGCCAAAAACTGGGATTACTTTGTGATGCCAAACAGGATCCGCATTGTCAGGATCTGACAAGTAGACAAAGCCTGTAAGAGTTGGGAACTTTGCCTTTAATGCCTGTTCTTGTTCAGCAACACTGTTTTGATCTTGTGTAGCGTTTGTTTCGGCGCCCGCTACTGGTGCAACTTGTGTATTTTCGTCAG